TAGATGCACTTATTGTATCTCTTGCTTTTATTTGTTGTGCCATTATTATTCTCCTTTCTTATTGTTAACTAACTGAAACAGTCATATAAAGCTTACTCATAGCACTAATAACTTTTACAGCATCACTTACTACAACAGTCTTCTTGTCGCTTCCAGGTTCTACAGAAACATCATCAGCTTTGAAATCTTCTATTGCTCTCATATTTTGCAGTTGTTCATGATGCTTAACTACATCATTCCAAAACGAGATACGACCAGATTTATCATTTGGTACTTCACCCAAGTACTTTGTATTAAATAAAGTCGCTATATCATTAGCAATCTGGTCAAGTACTCTAACAGATTGATTGCTTGAAAAATCATCATTCTTCCCGTCTGTAAAACTTACAAAAGTATTTATGTCCTCTAACACATGAACTTCATCACCAACTTTATGAAATATAAATTTACCAGTTTTTAAAGCTTCTTCTAACTGTATCTGAGTGTAATTTACATCAACATCAAACTCACCATCATACTTTTTATTAGTATTAGATTTATTTATGTCACATCCAGCTATAGCTCCAGTTACCCAATAAATCAAGCTAGATTCAACTAAATCTTTATCTTTAATCTTATTTTCTATAGACACTACACCTTCATAATCTGCATCACTTTTCTTATATAGTACTGTTTGAAACTTAGCTCCTACCTTATCTCTCATTCTCTTTGTAAATTCTACAAATAAACTTTTAATCTCTGTTGTTGTAGCCAAACATCCTAAAGCATTAAAGCTATAACTTTCTATTTTATCCAAGAAAGTTTGATATTCTGCTCCTGTAACTGCTTCTCCATTAGTTCCACCAGTAAATACCAGCCCTGCACTTGCTTCTAATGTTGCATCCTTCTTCCAAATTACATAGTCATTGTCCTGCAAGTCTGTAATAACCTTTGCTATTTGAGTATCTACCTTCTTATTATCTAGCAAAGTTACAACATCAAATTTAGTATTATCATCTATATTTGTTGTAACTATAACTTTTAAATCATTACCTCTTATTCCACTATACTTAGCTGTAGCAATACTACAACTAGCTTTAATGCCTTTATTTAATTTATAAAAATATCCTAGTTTTATATTTTTGAATAAATCTCTTAAACCTTTCAATTTTTCATGTGTATAATCATATCCAAAATACTTAGTTGAATACTTCTCAAAATCATCACTGGTTACTTGAAATACTTCTTCATCTATGCCCCAATCTAACTCTAAAGGCATTGCAACAATACCTCTATCTGATAATGAACTGGTTGCCCTCTTAGCTGAGATAAAATTTATATAGCTACCTGGTAATACTTTATTCTGTGTTACAAATGTTCCTCCACCTAAAGCCATCTAACTCACTCCTTTCATAAAATTATTTATTATTTCCTCTACTTCTGAGAAGGAATATAACTCATTTTCTTTTAAAATTGCATTTAATAAGTCTTTTCTATTTACATACTTCTTAGAATTAACTATCTGCTCCTTAGTAAACTTGTAATCAGTTCCTTTGCTTAATGTCTTACTCAAAATTATCACCTCTCTTCAAACCACCGAATAACTCTACTGTATCCATCTTATTGGTATCATTATTTTTTATAGTAAAATAGTTATAATCAACAAAGAAGTGAAGAACATTATCTACAATTTCAAAGTTCATATTTGTACCTCTGACTAAATCACCATCAATTTCTATATACTCTAATTCCTCCAGTAGCATCTCAGCTACCTCATTTATTTCAAATGATTTATCATTACTTTTAGGAAAATAATGTACATCAAATGAATTTTTCTTCAACTCTCTAGCATTTGGATATGATACTTTACTTGAATTTATAGGAACAATAAAAAAACAAGGTTCATTTATACCTTGCTCTACATCTTCACTATAAATTGTATATTCATTTCCAAATGATTTATCTAACTTTACTGATATTCCATCAATTATATTATTAAGCATCAAATACCTTCTTTAATAAAATCATTAATTTTTTCTCTATTATTGCATCTGCTTCTTCTCTTAACTCCATTACTGAAATAGTCATCATATATTTTCCTTTTACCAAACCTTTAAGATTTCTAGTTCTATGTCCAAACTCAACGTGGCTAGCATAAGGAACTGGGTTCTTTACCTCTATAACATAATTGTCTCCAACTTTAGTAACAGGAAGTGACCTAGCATAAGCTATCCCACCCCAACCTTCTTTTAGCTTTCCAGTTTTTTTTGGTGTACGTCCACGCTTCCTAGCTTTACGAACAAGTCTTGCAGCTAATTCTCTTGCACAATCTTTTAAAAATTTATCAAGCTGACTATCTTCTAGCCTTTGCAATTTTCTTTGTAGCTTCTTCAATTCTTTAAAATCAACACTTCCACCTCTAGCCATTACGCTTTATCATCCAGTAATTCTAATATTATCTCTTGATGATTAGGATATATAGCTGATTCTCCACTTCTTACATACTCTTTATCATTTATAATAAGTTTTGAACCTGCTTTAATTTCTATATCTGGAGATATAAAGAGTTTAATAGTTTGCTCTAGCTTAGCTACTTTCCCTTCTGTAGCAGAAACTATATTTTTATATGAAAGTTTACATGGTTGATTTTCTAATACAATCACTTCTTTATTGTTAGTTCGTTTTGTTACAGGGTCTTTAATTGGCTGATACTCAACTATAGTACATTTATCTCTATATAACATTTCTATTGCTTTTCTAGTTTTACTTACCATCTTAAGCACCTAAAGGTTAATATCTTATTCTTACCATAAGTAGTAAGATAAGCTATTAAGCTATCAAAGCGTTGTTCTGGTGTTTGAGAGCCACTTCCTATAGCGAAATCTACCTTTGTATCACCTTCTGATATAGACTTTTCTACAGCTTCAAAGTTAATGCTTTCTATATCTAATTGACCCATATTTTTCTTGGTAAATAAAAACTCTCCAACTATCATATCAACTTCAATTTCTTTCAATTCAATTGGCATAGTTTTTATATTACAATCTAGTTTAATAATATTTTCTATTTTTCTCTTACAAAACCTATTAACCACTTATCTCCATCTTATAATATATATCCAAAACTTTCAAGTCTTTTTCTATTTCATCAATTATATTATTTTCCATAATTTTCACCTACTTTTTAGTAAGTTTATTTTTCTCTTTAAGCTGCTTATTTTCTTCTTCTAAAGACTCAACTTTTGACCTTAAAATATTATTTTCAGCTATTAAATCTTTTACATTTAATGACTTGCCATACTTTACTGCCTTACCAGTTTCATCTATCAAATCATATCCCATCTCTAAGAAATCATCTATTTTACATTCTTCTATAGTTAATATTCTATTTAATTTCCTTACTTGTGCCATTATGCTCCAGCTCCTTCAACAACAAATTGTATTGCATCAGCTTTTTTATTTAATATAAATACATCCTCAAAACTTTCTTCAAAGTAGAAGTATTCTCCCTCTGTAACTGCTGTTGGTTCGTCTAACTTAGAGAACTGATAAGAAACAGGTGTAATTATTGCACTTGGGTGAACTAAGGACATAAAGATTTGTTTAGCTCCTGCTCCTACTTTCCATCCAGTTGTAAAATCATATGCAGTTTTCATTAGATTAGATGGTACTTTAATTATTTTAACTGTGTCAATATCAGTTGTTTGACGATTAAGAGAAGTTCCTGCATCCTTTATATTTACTGTTCTTTGTATCTCTTTTGCATTTTTGATAAGTGTATTTACTACTGGAGTAACATACAATATTCTTCCATTTTCAGGTACTCTAGCTTCTGTCATTTTTTCCATTAACTTATCAAATACTTCTAATACGTTTGTTGTTGTAAGAACAGTTGTATCTGCTGTGTTACCTAATGCGGTCCAATCAGCATATATTTTAGATATACAGTAAGCATCCATCTCTGGAAACTTTTGTTCCTCATTATATACTTTTGTTATATTGCCTATTGAAGCCACATAATTAGTTTGGTTTATATCAGCTGGATGAACTAATGTTGACCATTTCCTTTGATTAGTTAATACCTTAGGTTCCCAAGCATTATCATAGTTTCTTTGAGCTACTGCTATTGTATCTCTGTTTGAATCTACTCTTCCAGTTGTAGATATAGTTGGTATTTCTATTGTTTTAGAACCAGTCCATCTATATCTTCCATTATTTGGTGTTGCATACAAATCCCCGAAGTTTAAAGTATAAGGATATGCTTGTGCTAAAACATTTGAATATTCTTTTGCATAATTTAGTGCTGCCATTTTATTTCCTCCTATTTATTATTATTTTCATGAGGTCTTACCCCAGTAAAATTAAAACCAAAATCATTTATCTTAGGCTCTTGCCCTGGTGTTATAGTATCTATTTTAGGCTCTTCACCTTCTAGTGTTGCATTAAACAAATAATCTTTATCCTGTTTCAAAGGGTTTATTTGCTCTTCAAAAGCTTTTTGTCTATCTTTACTATTTCTTAGTGCTT